GTCTTGACTTCGCCTTACCCGTTGGGTTTTTCTTTGTTACAGGTGCTTTTAAATTACCACCTGTTGCCTTATTGTAACTTGCCCTACCCTTAGCATTCAATCCACCTGACTTAGATTGACCTGCTTTTCTTGTCCAAGCAGGCGACTTAGCCATTGCAGAATGGGGCTGAGTTAACAGCCCCATATTTATGTATACTAATTGTCAAAGAACTAAGTCTTATGAACCTGATGCAGGGATAGCTGTATCGTAATCAGTAGCAAGACCTGTAATTTCACCTACAGCTTTTGCTCTGTTGCTTACAATCAACTGACCTTGCCAAAGAATATGACCTGTTTTAGCATCCTGTGTAACAGGAGACTTAAAACCTGAGAAAGAAAAGTTAGCCTTACGACTATGTACCATTCTCATATATTCTTCGTTAAGGAAGTATGCTTTCCCGGCAGGACAAGAAGGGTCAACAACCAAATCTACGCCACGATATTTCATAGCGATAAATCCGGCATCAGCCATTGCTCCTGCACCCATATCAGGTGTTCTTTTCTTATCTGATAAGTGTTGTTCGTACATATCAAATACAACCTGAGGACAAACTATCAATGAAGGTTTGTCGCCTGAGTCCTTAGACATAGCTTCCCAACCTTTTCTGAATACTTCATCAATGATGGTTGATTGTCCGTCGAACTTAGAAGTTGTACCTGCTGTTACGCCTGCGATTGCTCTATCAGTTGCATCTGTGTGAGCGTCTACAAAAGCACCCTTCCAATAACTATTGGCTGAAGGGGCTAAACCACCTAAGGTTGCAGATGCTGATGCAATCTCAGGGAGATTGACCAACTTCTCATCGTCTACACCATAAAGAGCATCAGAGAATTTCTTAGTAAGAGATTTCTCAGCGTTCTTCATTTTAGCACCTAGTAAGTCAACTAACTTTTCCGGGTTGTCGTTTACACGCTCTTCATATCCTGAAATAGATACAGATGCGTATGCTTGAGCCCAATCGTATTTCGCACTCTTAGCGAACTCGCCCGGGTCAATAGACATTTCATCATATCCATCGTAGAATCCTAGCGATGCACTATCAGCGTGTTCTATTGGTTGATGTATTTGATTACCTGAGGCATTAGGTCTTGACTTACCTAAGAGCCTATTAAGAAGTACAGACTTCTTCTTTATGTTATCCACCATTTTGGGGATATACTGTTCTTTTGTTAGCGAACCAAGCGAAACAAAATTTGCTACACCTGTGCCGGCTATTTTTCCTGTTGCCATTATAAAACTCCTTTGTTAATAGCGATTATTCCATTATGTTGTATCGAGTCAATGCTATTTCTGCTATTTCATCAAAATCTTTACCTACAGGAATTGGTTTTTCTACATTTCCCTTTCCTGAGGGCTTAATTTCGGGTTGAGATTTCAGAGCATTTGCCTCTTCTACCGATTGTATTGCTTTTATCAAGGCAGACTCTCCGTTAGACGTTGCTGTTGCAAAGACATAGGCATCTTCCAAAGATAAGTTTTTCTCTATTGCAATCTCCAAGACATCATTCAACGCCTCTGTGCTAGTTTGCAATTCAGGATGCTTAACAATTAAATTGGCAATATCTTTGTCAACTTGCTGTTCAGCCTCCATACTCATTATCTTATCTTCTAATAAAGTTACCCGGTCATCTTTTACATCAGGTTCGTCAATAGATTCCTGTTCTTGTTTTGGCAACCCCTTGTATTCATCAACGCTCTTGAATAAATCGTGGTCAGAACCTAACATCTCTTTTATTTCATCTGATTCAGTTAAAGTAACAACTCTTTCCATTAGATTATCTAACTTCTTTCGTTCTTCTGAAACTTCCTGAGCCTTTTGAGTATTAGACTTCTGCCATTCGTCCCTATTCTGTAGAGCATCAATAGCAAGAGTTAAGTCATCGTTAGAATACTCTTTGTCATTGTAAACAAAGACTTGAGATTCTTCTGAGACTTCTTCAGTAGAAACACTTTCTTCTTCACTTGGTTGCTCAGTTTCCTGAGTCGCTGTTTCAGCAGTAGCAGTTTCTTCGCTATTTTCGACAGTAGGTTCGGGAGCAGACTCGAATTTCGGTACATCTTCCTCATCGGGAAGATACAGCGATTCTACTTGGTCGCTCGTAAGTTGAACACCGTACTCACCATCTTCTAAAACTATTTCTTTTGTGTCATTTGACATAATTAACTCTCCTATTTTATTATGTAAAAACTTTTTGTCATATTAATTTTCTAGCGTACCTTTCGCCTGAGACATCATTGCAGGATTAGACCTTAAATTCTTCATCATCTCTTCCTTATTTGCACCAAAACCACTTAAATCAGGTGGCATTTTAGCTTGTGCCTCTGCCTCTGCCTGCTGTGCTTTAGCCAATTCTTTTTTCTGCTCTTCCATTTTAGCTAATAGATTCTCTTTATCAGGCATATTTAAGTTCTGTATTATGTATTCCGGGTCGGTTACTATACCCATTTGGGCTAATTGCATTATTTTATTCTCTGCAAACTGCCTGTTTTCAGGCAAGGTAGAGCCAACTCTAACTCTAACCATTATATCTTTCTCTTTAAATAACATCCCTACAACACTTCTAAACTCCATACGTCCTGAAGAATGCTGAAAAGGAATATTAACAAATTTCGTGCCAAGCTGTTTAAACATTGTCAGCCACATCTGACCTAATAATTGCAACGCTCCCTCTACTGTTCTAGCTTTATAATCAATTTTACTACTACTTGCTTTTTGATATAGCTGTGCTTGGACACCTGATGTAACATTGGTGTCTGCTTTACCTTGTGTAGCTTTGTTAACTCCACTCACAGACTCAAACATATCTAACAGTATATTATATAGATTAAATACATAGTTAGGCATACTCGCAGGGGATTGCATACTAACTTGACCTGCTCCTCTTTTACGAATTATTTGCCCCGGCATATTACTGATTTGGTCTTGCACGTCTGCTGTTTGGTCTACTACCCACATCGGATTAGCCATAAGATGTACATTGTCCATTACTTGGCTTGAAATACGGTCTAGGGCGAGGTTTAAATGCTTTAGCCTACGTGGTTCAGGTCTACCCCAAAACTGATGGGCAGAGCCCGAATTTTTCATATGAATAAATGGGAATGGATGGGAGATATGATTTTCTTGATTAAAGAAAGGATACTTTGTATCTCCATCAAAAAGTAAAACATTTCCTGCTATACATATCTTTCTAACACCCCTACGTTCTTTATTAGGGTCTTTGTCTTCATCGTTGTTCTCTTCAGAAGACATATAATCTTTAGTATTGTCTCTCATATAACACTCTATAAACAATACGCTTTCTTCTTGGTCTCTATATGCTTGACTTTTTGATTTATATAAGTCAGTTCCCTCATCGCTAGTCACAGATACAACGGATTCTTCGCCATCTCTTCTAACTGTTTTATGGGCTTTAAAGTTTTCTAATTCCCTGTCGCTTTTTACAAATTGTCCTAACTCGGGGTACATCTTTCTAATCTCATATAAAGGTGTAGGGGATGCGTAGATAACCCACTCGGCATTTTCTAGTTTAGTAGCTGAGGGATTAACAAAGAATGTGTAAGGGTCTACTATATCGCAATCAGGTAAATCATCATATTGATTATAAGACAGCTTTAATAAGCCTGTTCCATATACTAAGTAATCCAATAAAAGTTCAGACACTAAGTTCTGCATATCTCTTAACTGCCAAAACTCATCCATCACAGCCTGTAAAGTATCAGCCATTTTATAGTCAATAGGGTCGTTTCCGACAGCCATTACATCTAATTTAGGTTGTTGAGAATTAAGAATTGGTATCATTGTGTCTATTGCACTACCAATAAGGTCTATAGTCATCTTATTCCTAAATTGAGGCATATTAACCCCTTCCCAATGGTGTCCGTGATATAAAGCCTCAGCCTCTCGCCACTCATTGTACATCTCTTCTTTATGTTCCCTAGCTAACTCGAACATAGCAGTTACCTTAGCTATTACTGCATCTTGCTCTGCTGTTGGTTGATAATCTGATTTAGGTTCACTTCCTGTATATGTCGCCATTATTTATGCCTCTGCAAATTTAATTCCCCCTGCTATTATATCAGATGTCTGAAAATCTGTAGCCTCAGAGGTTGCTTTTAATAAAAATATTTCGTTCCAAGAATGCTCAAATTGCTTGCAGGCATCCTCTCCTGAGTCAATCATCTGCTTTTCTAAGCGAGATATTTCCTTAGTTTCTTCACTATCGTAATCAATACTTAAATCCCATTCGTTTTTTTCGGGATTCCATTTATATGTTTCTTTAGCCATTTGGCATCATTATGCTAGTCCTGTATAAGTATTTTCATCTTTTTGCAAAAGAGCAATCTCTTTTTCTATCCAAGTCTTTTCTTTTACTAAGTGAGGCTTACCTAGGTGCATTAAACCATAACGCAAACTATCCAAGGCGTGGTCACTTCCGTCTGTATCTAAATCTTCAGGTTTAGACTTGCTATAGATAGCTGTCGCAAATTCCTCAATTAAGTTACTACAATTCTTAAAGATTTTAATATCGCCACCCTTTTTGTCCTTTGTATTTGTTTCGTGCAAATATTCACGTACTAAGTTCCAACCTGACATCCTATTGTTGTTGGCTCTCATAGTAGGTATCCCCTTAAATAGCATTATATCAGCTATAGATTGATTTGAGGGGGCTATTATGTCAGACCTATTCGTGTTTTGGGGGTTGCTTATATATGTGGAAGGGTCAATTATTGTAGCCATATAATCCTCGTCGCCTGACAATTCATTAATTTTATTTATATGGTAGTGTAATTCTTGACCTGCCTCGTAATGTTCTCTATATACGTGGACGTTTTGGTCAAAATCTACTGCAAACCAAAGGCAAGCGAAAGGGGCACGGTAACCATAGTCAATACAACGATATTTGTACCAAGACTCGGGAATTTCATAGGGGTCAACGACGTGTTCTGCTCTATTAAATGTACTAAAAAACTGACCTTGGAACACATCCCAATCTCCTAACAGCCACATCTTACGCAATTCTTCAGGTAAAGATTCTAACTGCTTTACATAGTCGGGGTCAGACTCTACTAATGTAGGATTATCATATATAGTAGATGGAATAAACACTTGAGTACGTTCATTTCCACCTATAATTATCTCATTAGGGTCTTTAACAAATCTTTTCTTAACCCAATTATGCCCCTGCCCCCCGGGATTAGTCGTGAGAAAAATCCTAGGAGGCATTTCGGGGTGGGGTGAACGGACGGAGGATGTGACACGTTCATAATCTAATTCATTTGGAATAAGTGTGACCTCTTCAATAAGTAATTTATGGTATTGGTGTCCTAGGTATTTCTGAAATGCTGTATCTTCTGATAGATGCCCCGTCCTAAACTTCGCACCACTTGGAAAACGAAACTCGGTAGGGTTACCAACAGTTTGAACATCAAGAAAACGATAAAAGAACTTAGCCCTATCAATCCAATCACGTAAGTCGTCATAATTACGTCTAAGAACCAACGCACGAAATTGGGGATTGTCAAGGTATTGTGGTTCAATAAGCCAAGCAAGTCCTGCTTCAGTTTTACCCCCTCCTCTTGCACCACCATACAAGACCGTATGAGCATCCACCGAAAGAGCCTTAGTTTGCTGTCCTTCGTGGGGTGTCCAAATAACATTGTCGCTCATTTCTTTTTACGCCACTTAGAAAGTGGATTAAGATTTAATTCCTTCTGATACCACTTTAACTGTTCTTCTAAAGCTGTCATTTTAGCATTTTCCTCTACAATATGTTTGGATATAAGTTCTTCAATTTGGGTATTAGCAAATTCCATTCGTGACTCAAGGTCTGCAATTCTATTTTCAATTTGTACGTATCCATACACAACAAGACCAATGGCAGTAAAAATTTGTAAAAGCCACTTAATATTAATATGGAAACTGAGATTATCGTCAACCAACCCTGATTTGAAAGACCTCGCTGTCTGTGGATTGTAATCACTACCCAATGCTAACCAATATGTATAATAAAAGCATTAAAGAAACGATACCTAAAGTGGTTACCACTATAAAGGTTTGTTTTTCATTCATATATATATCTCACAACTAGGGGGTAGCTAAAATTCGTAGAATCCGGGTTGGGGGTGTATACTTGCCCACACTCTGCCTTTGTAAAAAAAAGACTAGACTTAGGAGTACGTACTGCACGTCGTCCCTCGGTTGGGGGTCTCATTTTACTTTTTTTGCGTGTGACCATTTATTTTTTTTCCTCGGTGAACTCTTTCAATTATACATAATATATGTTATGTGCAACTTTGCTGTAGACGGGGCAAGGTCAATTCTTAACCTTACTATTGACAGCAGGTTCACTCGCTCCTACCCTTTTCTCTTTGGACGGTAGAACTATCACGCCACTCGTCGTAGTAGCCTCAACTTTCATCTCTGTAGCCTTTAATTGAGGTGCGATTCTGTCCATTAAAAGAGAGGTTGCTCTCATCTGATTCTTGTGCTCAGGGTCAAGGGCTATGTCAAAGCACATCTGCACTAAGTCCAATGTTTTAGGGTGTTTACGTATCATCTCGCCAAAGTTAGATGCGTTCTTTCCTGACGGGTTTCCTGATTTACCCTTGCTAAATTTAGTATTCTTGGTCTTACTCATAAAAAAATTCCTGCCCTTACTGCGTCCAATTTCGGTTAGTTTTTGCTGTCATTATATAGAATGTTAAGCAATTTATCACTTTTGTCATTAGATTTTTTCTCGTCGACAAATGCAATTATTTTATACTTTTATTAAAGTTTTACTTGTTTAACAAATTTAACTAATATAAGTTATGCCATCGCCACGGTAGCCGATACTTAGAATTTGGCAGGCTTTCAAGAGTTTTTGACAATTAGATTTTACACTCCTCTCTCGAGACTACACGAGGGTCGGTAACGAGTTTACAACGAATAACGAGTTACCAAAGACCCATAAGACAGACGGTCACTCCGAGTACGAGAGGGGACAGTTTAATCAACGAGTGTCCCAAGGGGTAGCACATCGAATAGAGGACGAGCAAATCCAATACGATTTCTCGAGACCCTCACGACATACAATTTATGGGAATCCAAATCAATACTTAGAATTTGATGCACGGTTTACCTAGGGAGGTTGGTGGAATTGTTAGAGTGAACGGTTGACGGGGAAAGGACGAGTTCAAATGTCATCTTACCAATAGCTAGGATTCTGAGAGAATTACGAGAGGTTCGCAACCTTACCTAGCTACCAAATTTTTACAAGTTAACACACAAAACAAAAACAGAAAAAGGAGTCTATAATGGCTAAATTCAAAAAGAAGTTCACACCAATCACAGAGCAAGAGCATATCGACAGAGTATGTAAACCTATTCTCGATTCAATGGAGAAGGGACAAGTACCTTGGCATAAACCTTGGGACGTGTCACTCAATGCTCAGGGCAATCTAGTAGCAGGTGTCCAAAAATCCCTATCCTCAGGGAAGTTGTACGAGGGTTTTAATAGCTTAATATTATCTATAATAGCTAATCAAGAACAGTACAAGAACCAATATTGGGGAACTTACCTCGGTATCAAAAAATCAGGTGGTCAGATTCGCAAAGGCGAGAAGGGTGTCTATGTCCTCAAGTGGGATTTCATTCCTGTCGTCAAAGGTCAAGACGATTGTACCAAGTGTAAGGGTGCTATTGTCTACGTGAAGGGCAAGAAACAGCCTTGTACGAAATGCGAATCAGAGAAGATAAGAACATCTATCAAGATGTACTCTTCTGCTGTATGGAATCTTGACCAAGCCGATTGGGCTGACGGTGTCCCTGAGAAGTTCAGACCTGCAAAGCCTAAGAAAGTAAAAAAGCCGACGAAGAAAGAAGAGCAGGCTCGTATCAACCGAGTATGCAAAGAGGCTCAGAAAGTGATTGATGCTTATATTCCTCAACTCAGAGGTGGTCTTACCGACGAGAAGATAGAGAGCAATGATGCTTATTATTCTCCATCAAGAGATGCGATAGTTGTCCCTGCTAAAAAGCAATACCCAAGAATCGAAAGTTATTACAGGGTAGCTTTTCACGAGATGGTTCACTCAACAGGTCACAAATCTAGGCTCAAGAGATTCAAAGAGTATAGTAATCATATGCACGGGTCAGCCGACTACAGCAAAGAAGAGTTTGTTGCTGAGATAGGTGCTTGTGTATTATCTAGTTTCTTTGGCACAGAGACAAGTGTCGACCTAGAGAATAGTGGTGCTTATCTTCGCTCTTGGAAGAAGGGTTTAGCGAACAACAAGAAAGACATCGTCTTCGCTATAGGTCAGGCTATGAAAGCAGTTAATTTCATAGTCACAGGCGACAAGAAGTAACCGACGAGTACGCCACAAGGGTCAATGGTTCAAGAGGGAAGTTCGATTCCTCCCTGACCCTCTACGCACTATGCGTATATTAAATAACACAAAAACACGAAAGGGTTTCTATTATGGAAAACATACTTGACAAGTGGATGACGTTAGCTTTTGATATAGTTATAAAGCATCCACATTTAGACGAACTATACAGAGGCTATGGCGAGCACTACGAAGATTTCTTTGCTTATGCAGAGGAGATTGGTAGTTCAGATATGAACATTTGCCTAGATGCTTACTTCAAAGATAATAACACAACTTGGGAGAAAGAACAGACTTTCTTTGACGAGATAGGCTTGTCGATGAAGTGGTTCTTCAATCAGCATACTTGGATAGAATCTTTTCAACTAACAACAGCAGGAGAGTACAATGAGTAAATTACTATGGCAGTTTTTTGGAACAGGAATCGAGTGGAGAGAGTGGTTTTCTTGTGTTGCACAGCAACGAGAGAAGACACCAACTAGGTTCAGATTTTACAGGAATCTTCACAAGTCAGGAGAGACTTATTCTTTGCAAGGATATTTCAAAGGCTTTGGATGGAGAGTGATTGGTTACTTTCAATACATCAGCTTGGAGAACGTCGACAACCTGAAGTTTATTGTCAACAAGCGAGGCAGAGATAAAGTCATCAAAGAGCAACGCAAGAACGTGCACGCATTTATAGAGTTTTCTATTAATGAAAACAGCGTAGTCGATTTCGACAGGGACAGAGTTGGTTTTAATATGCTACCCTATGCAATGACAAGTCTACCCGTGAAGTACAACCCGTACAAGTTCGATTGCTTTCAGGTGATGAATCCTTGGGGGTCAATACCGACTATGCCTATCAAAGACGCAACAGGCTATAACAGGCTCTTTGTCAAGCCTAATCGAGGAGTGGAGATTCAGGCTTAGTATATTATATAATAAACCCTGCTTGGAGTTTACATAGGTTCGAGTCCTATGCAGGGTTCTCTTTTTAAACACAAAAACAGGAGGTGCAAATGCACTTAACAAAAACAAAACAAGCCAAGAGATTGGCACGTAGCAAGCGTATAAAAAAGCAAGCTAATATGAAGAGAAACACGAGAACTGTTTCAACAGGTAGCAAGCTAGTAAAACCGTTTGCTGTAGAAGAAGTCAAGCAGGAACAACGTGAGACCAAAGCGATGGAACAGCAAGGCTTATTAAATAAATTCAAGAACATATTCAAGTCAAGCAAATGAGGTGGCTAGAGAGGTTTATGGTTTGGCTTATAAAACCAATCGAGTTACTGAGGAGCGAGATACCCTGCAAGCATAGTGAATGGCAAGCAGAAGGTAGTCCTAAGATGATTGACCACACAACGGGTTATCAAATCATACCCGAGTGTAGCTGTCACGTAGGAGACTCGCTGTTTGACAAAGCAGTAGACAGGTGGGATAAAGTTATGCAATGGATGTTTATATATATAATAATATCATTCGGCATAGTCTTAATCCAATTTATTATTCTCTTGTTTGCTAACTCAAACTAGTTTAACTTATCAGACAACACACAAAAAAGGAGGTTACTATCAGTAAACAAACACAAGCACAAAGATGGGTAAAATGTATACCCGATTACTTGCTAGGTTTCCCTGAACCAATCGAGCAGTACGGTACTTTGGTTCGAGAACCTAACGGGAAAGAATACTTTCATCCAATAGTTAAGATTGACCCTATCGAGGGTACAGTTAGCTTTGGAGAAAAGCATCCTAACTCTATGTTGCGAGTCGTCGATGTCATTAAGACCTACTCTAAACCACAGGATTGTTGCAGAGAATGGGTAGGCTCAAAACCTGAGCGTATTAAAAGATACAAGCAACAAATCAAGCAGTTGAAGAGGAGAGTTTCTTATGGCAGATAGGAATAAATACCCACCAACTCACACAGCAAAGCAGTTGGCTTACGAGTATGCTAAAGCACATCCTAGGAAAGTTATTAATTCCGATGGTACGATTCAGCAGAAAGGAAAGAAGTGGCATTGTCCACGAGTAACGCCTGTTAATTTATGCAGGACACTAGTGGACATAGGCTACTTGTACAAACGAGTAAAAGGCTCACCTTGGAAGTGGGTGGATGAATACAAAGTTATGAATACTGTTCGTTCATTCCCTTACGAGAAAGAGGACATCATTCGTGAAGTATAACTCGCTTTGGATTAATATAACTCTTACCCTTGAGCAGGTTAGCAACTTGCTTAGGGGTAAGATAACCCTTAAACAAACAAAAGACAGGATAGCACTACTATGGCGATTGTAAAAGAATGGCAACCTAAAAGCGAATACGCTAAGGAAAAGGTTGACGAGACCAAGATGGTTAAGCTGAGTATTACTGAAATGGATTGGAGACAACTAAAGTCTAAAGCAATCTTGAAAGGAATTACCGTTCAGGATTTAGCAGGACAAGTTCTACGAGAACATATCTTCAAGCACTAGGTAGTATATAATAACAAGCCCTGCAATATGCACAAGTCAGGTTCGTACCCTGAGCAGGGCTCTATGGCAACTACGCCATAACAACACACAAAAACGAAAGGAGTATATCTTGAGAAAGTATATACCAAACAACGAGTTACATCGTACAGCAGTAGACCTTGTAGCTAACCTAATTACTGCTATTAAAAACCACCCTGAGTATGGTGCTTTTGAGATTCACAAAGTCAGTAGACCTACTGTCGAAGAGATTACAAAGAAGTCACTAGGCAAAGAGTACAAGCACAGCAGAGTCCATTGTGGAGATGTTTATATATATACTTATATAAAAACACCACTAGGTCAGAGCGTTAAGCTAAAAGTTGGTATCGAGTGTGGTACTGACAACTCTAGTTCTTACGGTTCTGACAGCAGATACTCTGACATCAAAGACCTCTATCGAGTTGGAGACCTTGGTGTTGCTTATGGTAATAAAATAAAGCAATTAAGAAAGCCTGAAACAGCTATCGAATATGCTTTAGAGTTACTTAAAGACAAGTACAATTCTGCTGAGAAAGACATCAACAAGAATACTCGTAGATGGTGGGCTTATAAGCATCTTACTAATGAGTTCAATGTTAAGCCTAATCTTAGAGGGCAAACGTGGATACATTCTGCTACCATCAGATTCGACCAACCTAAGTGGATGAGA